CAAAAGATAGAATAGATGTTTTAGATTATGTTAATTCATCTCAGACACAATTGAAAATCCCACAAGCATATATGTCAGCAAAAATGATTTTGCAAAATATGTACGTACTTATCTTAGAATATAAGAATGATGGAGTTTGGAAATATGGAATTTTGAGAGGATTCTTCTTATCTGATCGTAGTTTAATTACTAATAGACACTTTTTATCTTTAAATGATGAACAATATAAGACAGCAAATATATCATTATTTAATCCCTTTAATACTTATTTAAATATCAAGACGTCTCAAATTTCAGTTTTATCATTTGCTCATTCTGATGAAATGGAGAGTTTGTATTACGATTTAATAGTTTTAAATTTTGATAAAGGATCAGGAGTTAAGAGCCATATAGATTTGACTATGCAACATTCCAACGAGAGTAACTTTATACCTATGGCTGAAATGCCAAAGTTGATACACCAAGATATAATGTTAGTATCTCTTGTTGATGATGTAGAGTTTGAAAAGATCAATGATGTCAATAAAATGAAGAAAAATACACAATGGCTACTTTCGGCAGAAAAACAATATACGACAGTAACATCAATTAATGATAAGCCAATGCAAGCTGTTGATCCAAATGGTGAATTATTGTATACATGGAAAACGATTTCATACACAGCTCAAACAATTCCGGGTTCATGTGGTAGTGCTATAATTTCAAATTCATCAAATCATGCTGGTAAAATTGTGGGTATACACATGGCAGGTTTTTGTTTGTCAGACAGTGCGTTTGGTCAACTCATATCATATGAGATGATTCAAGCTATCAAACCTTTTTGTCAAATGAAATATAAGCCAGGTGTTATACGCACAATATTGCCAAATGACTTTCCGATTATTTCAACTATACCAAGACCCCTGTTTATGCCCGATCAAACAAAATTACGACATTCTATATGCTTTGAAGAGATCGAGAAGACAAGAAAGGCACCAGCAAAATTGAAATATGGTAAAAATGAAGAGCATGGTGCGGTCACAGCAATTCGAAAATATTTAAATCCTCGTTATTCCTTAGATGATGAAGATAGGGCAATATGTAAAGCTTATATGGAATATTGTTTTAGACCTATAAGAGAAATAAAAACTGTATCAAAAGAAGTAGCTATACGTGGGATTGAAGGAAATAAATACATTCAAGCAATAAATAGAGTCTCTAGCGCAGGTTATCCATTGGCACAAGAAACAAAGAAACCAGGTAAAACCGAGTTTTTAGGAGCTGGAGAAGAGTTTATTTACGATCATCCTCGTTTGAATGAATTATTATCTGAAATTGAAGAATGTGTTAATACGGGGAAAAGACCAGATATTTACTTTTCTGTGACGATGAAAGATGAATTGAGGAAAACAGACAAATTATTAGCACGTATCTTTGCAGCAGGCCCACTTCAATATACAATCTTATTTAGACAATATTATATAGATTATTTCGCAGCCACGATGGAAAATAGGATTTTTAACACTTCTTTAATTGGTATAAATATGTTAAGTTCTGATGTGAACGTTCTAGTGGAACATCTAACGTCTGTAGCACATCCGAAGGATAAAGCTTTTTTAGCAGGGGATTTTAAAAATTTTGATGGAACATTGATGACTTGTCTACTTTGGGAGGTTTACGAAACAATTGAAAAATTTTATAATAGAGATAATAATAGATTTACACAAGCTTTATGGTTAGAGATAACTGATTCACGTCAGATTTTTGGGAATGCAGTAGCACATATTGCAGCAGGGCAACCTTCAGGCAATCCAGCCACTACATTTGTAAACACTATGTATAACACATCATTATTATATTTAATAATTTCAAAAATACTTAAAAATAAGAATACAC